TAAAGCTCCCTGGCCTCCTGCTAACAATAAAGATAAAGCATTTAATTCTCCTTCATTGCCTTCTTGTGCTAGTTGACCTATTGCGTTGGCCCCTGCACTTGCTAAACCTCTAGCAGCCATACCTGAAAAAATTCCTTGAGCTGGTAGTAAATAAGGCATGAACGCTGCTGCGTAAGGTAGTAAGGGTTTTAATTCATTAGGAATAAATCTGTCTAAGCCTTTTGAAATAGGTTTTGTTATTTTCTTAATTACTTTTGACATTAATATCCTTTTTTACTTATTCTATAAAACTTAAAATTTTTATCTGATCTCATCCAATTAACTTTTTTAAAATTATGTCTTAACCAATGGGTTATTTTAGCACCATTAATTTTAGAAACAACATCTATCACCCATGCATTAGGTCCACTTTTCCAAGACTCGTTAGGAAAGTCTCCTGTTTTTTTAAACTCTTGTTCTGAGACATTATCTAGATATGCCCAATTTGCAAAAGATACCACTTTGTTGTTCTCCTTAATAATTTTATATTGATTCAACTTAATAGAAGGAAGTATGTGATAGTATAAGTCTTCTCGAGTATACTCTTTATTCCTATCAAACTCTTTATACAAGGATATGATTTGGTGCATATCTTGTAGTTGGCTCTTATTAAATATGAATTTCATAGCAAGGTGGCTACTCTTGTTTATAAGCCAATACTCTTAATTTACTAGGTTTTTAACCACTAGTCAATCTAGAATATATTAACGTCAGCACCCAAAGGTATACTTTCTACAGTAATTTTTACATCTCTTCGTATGTGTTCTGATTTAGTATTACTATTTGGATCCTGTACATCTGCTAACGCTTCTTCATCAGAGTTATACTCTGCTCCTGTTTCCGTGTTAGTTAATGTTACTTCACATTCAGGTGTAATTATTGGTGTTTTTTTACCATCAATTACTTCATACCTAACTGAAGCTTTTGTTTCTATAAACGACATTATCTGTCCTCCCTATTAATTTCTAATATAGATGATATTACAAACAGTTCATTAGCATCTCCTGCTTGAACTTTCAAGACTTCGCTTTCTTGCATAATTAAAGGTTCATCTAGTATCTGAACTGTTGCTAAAGCTGCAATAGGTTTTGTTTTGGCAATATTAAAAATTGCTCCTGCAGCATTTACTAAATTAATAGTAATATTAGTTCCACTGTTAGCATCTTCTGTTACTAGAATAGATTTTACAATTGCTCTAGAGTTAGAAGGCACCGAATACAAAACTGTTAAGTCAGTTGTAGTTAAATCTACTTTTGCATTTTTATAAATATTTGCCATTAACCTAATCCATACCAAGTATATCGTTCTTGGTCTTCTTTTAATTGTGTTAAGTATGTAGAATTTAATTGTTCTATGACCGTAGCTATAGCTCTATTAATTTGTCTTTGATTATCTTCTGTGTATTCTCTTTTAGGTTCTGGTAATCTTACTACTATTTTTGTCATTATCTTTTTCCATCTGGTTGTAAATCTACTTGGAATGTACCAAATCTCCAAGACTCACCGGCTGCTGTATTTTCTATTTTTAAATTTGCATATCTTCCTCTAGCACGTGTGTCTATTTTTGTTGTAGAAGAGTTAACTATAAAAGGACTTAAAGGTGAATTAGTTTCTTCACTTGCAGGATAATCTTTAATTCCAACTGTAACATTATTATTACCGTTTAACACTTTAAAGTTAGGTAAGAATCTTCTCATAGCTAGAAATACTTCACTCTGTCCTTGTTGTAAAGGAAAACTAAATGATTGAATAAAAGATGTTAAAGCTGTAGTAGTTCCATCTGGATTAATTTGATCGGTCCCCGTTTCGTGTTCAAAAAATACACTTTGGCCTAATCCATCTTCACCAATAACAGTTGGAAAAGTACCGGTCTGGTCACTATTAAAAGCTGTAGCATAAGGTTTAGGATAAATTAAAGAATCAATCCAAGCAGTTCTTATAGAGTTTTCATTAACTCCTGTATACCAATTACCCATAGGAACTTGTTGTGATTCTCCATAATTATAAGTAACAGATCTATTATTAAAATCATTTGGTGCAGTTGGGTACCACCAAGTTACTTCTGTAAATAGATTATTAATACCTGCATTAATTTGTTGACCCTTAGTAGTTGCACAATCATCATAAACATAATCTTCTACACTACATGGTAATGAGTTTACAGTACCATCAAATGCAAAGAAACCATTGTTAGACATCCAATATGCAACACCATCAATTTCAATAGCTGCATTCATTCCAATCAATCCGCAGTTAGTGCCAACTTGTTCAAAGCCAAATGTAAAAGGTGCTCCTACAAATTTCATAGTGTATAGTGCGTTATCAGTCCATACTAGAATATTTTCTTTTGCAACCAAAGCTCCCATAATTTTTGTACCATCTTGCAGTCTTTGCGAACCGGCTGAGTTAGTTGCCTCAATATCATATTCATTAATAGACTCTGCATCAGAAAACCTAATAAACATATCATCTTGTGTACTAGGATCGCCGATAGTTGTTTCTGTTCCAAAATGAATTAAGTGTCTTGTTGTTGGTGAAATTAAAGTTTGTCTTGTTGAAGTAGGGTTCCCAACTCCTGTTGCAATAGCTGTTTCAAATCCTGATGTTGTTGTAGATGCTCTTGTTGTTGCACCTATGGTTGTGGATAAAGTAGCTGTTGCAGAATTAAAAGTAAAAGTTTTTCCGTTAAAAACGGTTGCAACTAACACCTGACCAAAATTATTTAAAGACCATAAACCAGGTTCCAAAGTAACGGTTGATGCCTCTACTGCATCTCCCCAGCCTGTAAAATCTGTTGCATTAGTAATAGTTGCACCTGTTGAATGAGCTTGACCATTTGATGTACCAGTTGTTGCAGTTCCAAGAGCTCCTCTAGTAATACCTGTTAAAGTATTAGTTCCTTTACCTGTATAGGTAATTAATTCATTACCAACTGCAATAGTTCCTGCTGTTGGAAAACCTGTGTTTGATGTAATATTAATAACAGTTCCTGATCCTGCTGTACCTGCTGTATCAGCAAGTAATGCTCCATTTAAAGTATTAGTTAATGCACCTGCAACAGTCCCTCCATATTGACCAATACCAAAACCATAACCATAAGATTGTGCAGGAGGACCTACTCTTTCATAAGGTTGAACAGTTAACGATCCACCAGTTGATATTACTGCAGTTGCTTGATTAGAAGAATTAATTGTAAATGTTGTAGGAGTAGGTACTGATAAGACTTGAAACAATTGATCTTCAAATTGTGTAGCATTTAATCCAGTTCCGCTAGGTAGTGTTACAGAATCTAATTGAACTATATCTCCTTCTAATAAATCATGATCTGATGTAGTTGTAATAGTACAAAGTTTTGTAGAGGTGCTATTTGTAGCTAATGTAGATGATGTAAAGGTAGTTTGAACACCAGCATTATTACTTCTGTAGGGTGTTATATCAAAAAGTTGTCCTTCAAAATATATAAGTAAAAATTTGTCAGTTCCTATTGCTGTGTATCTGTTTCCTTCTAAGTCAACAAAAGAATGTAGTTTTCTAGCAACACCAACAATACTTTGATTAAGTAAAGATTGCCAACCACCTATTTTTTCTGGAAGACCATATCTAAATCTTACGTTATCTGAATCTACCCAACGACCTGTAGCACCAACACTGGTGTCTTGCTTGTCAATTCCTGGAGCAAATTTAATTTCAGTAAGCATTTATTACCTCTACGCTGTATTGGTTTTATATGCCCAACCTCTTGTTGAATCTATATAGACTAAAGTTATTGCTTGACCATTAGTAGATAATGCTAAATTATTTGTACCTGAGTTAATAGGTTGACTGTTTCTTTCAACAGTAACATTGTTAGACGCAAAAGTTCCCCTTGCATCTATAATTACTACTTCATCACCTATTGCAGGAGATGCAGGTAAAGTAATTGTAACGGTTGTTTGAGTTGTATCTACTAAAAGTTGATCTCCAGCAACTGCTGTAAGAGTTGTTATTGCAGACGAAGTTACAGTAAAATATGATTTTTGAGTAATAGCTTTAGAAGTATTAGTTCCATCTGATTTAAGTAACATAACTGCTTTATTTGGAATAGCAACGGGAGTTGATGATCCTGCTGTTTTAACACTTAAAGTATATTTGTTTGCTGTAGTTCTATCAGTTGCATCTTCTATGATAAAAACTCTTTCAGAACCACTAGGCATAATTAAAGTTTGATTACGAGCTAATGTGCCTGTTAATTTAAAATATAAATTTTTACCATCAGATACTGCACCATCTGTTAAGGCTACGGTAATGTCAGAACTACCTGTCATTGCTAAAGATAAGTAACCAGAAGCTGCTTGTTGTAAGATTTGTAAATTAGTATTAGTAATTGATCCCCATAGACCAGCTTTTTCACCGGTTGTAATTAATTCTAATTTTAAATCGTTTGAATAAGTTGATGCCATATTAGTAAGGTTCTATCTCCGTCCAAGTCATGTTTACACCAGGAATAATTTCATTCCAAGTAATAATACCAGGTTCCCCTGTGTTTGCCGTTAACTGCGATCCTGTTGGACTTACAAGTGCTGTTCCTGTTACTGTAACACTTCCTGTTGATAAGGTCAATGCATTTCCAGTAACCGCTGCTGTTACATCTATTATTACTGTAGGACTTCCTACTCCAAGAGTTACTTGCGATCCTGTTGGATTAACTACTGCTGTTCCTGTAACTGTTACTGTGCCTGCTCCAAGAGTTACTTGAGAGCCACTAGGATTAGCTGTTGCATTTGTAGTAGCTGTAGCAGTACCAATTCCAATACTTAATGCATTACCACTTACATTTATAAGGACATTAGGGTTAAAGAACGATGTCGCTATTGGAGCACCGGATAAGGAAGTTAGTCCGAGCATGGTCTATGCTCCTGATTTTGGATATTTATTTTTAGTAGCTGTTCGTTTAGCTTGTAGTTCTGTAAGTGTATCGCCACCATCTAATAATGCATGAATACAATCTTCATGTGATGGATATTCTGCTTGTCTATTTCTTTTCCATTCTTCAGCATCATACTCAGCTTGTAACTCATTTATCTTAGCTTCTATGTCAGCTTTAGATATAGGTGTTGTTCCATTAAGCCATTCTATTTCGCAAGTGTTAATATCATCACCTCTTACAGTAACTACCGCATTAGGATTTATTTCAAGTATTGCTTTTATAATCATGCTCCAACCTCTAATAATGTTATGCTACTATATTTATGCCTTGCTTCACTTCCATTTTCTCTTCTATATTGAAGTTTATAAGTTAATTCTGAACTAGAAGATGGAGAATCTAATATTGACATTCCATCAATAGGAAGAGCTTGAACTCCAGAACCTCCTTGATCGTAAGTTCTAATTGCATAATTATTGTATAAAGAAGTACTATCTCTTAAAACATTCAAATAAACTGCTTGACTTTGTGATGCTCCAGCAATCTCTATTGCAAAAGTAATTAAAGTTAAAACTTTACTTGTAGTTGCAGATGGTGTTATTGCAACACTTGTACCTACATCAACAAAAGATGTAGAAGTAGAAGCTGAAGATGTACTATTAACAACTGTAACAGCCTGTAAAATTTTACCAGTACCAAATGGTAGAGCAGTTACTGCACCTAAAGATGCGTTAGCAATATTACCTTGAGGTATAGTGCCTGATATTGAAGTCGATGAGACTGATGTAATTGCAGGTGATGTTATTCTAGTTATCGCCATTATGCTCCTATCAACGCTTTAATTTCGTCGTCGTCCAATCCTAAATCTTTTAGCTTCTGTTTACCAGAGGTTTTTTTGTCTATTGCTGCTTGTTCAGCGTCTTTTAATTCTTGTATTTTAGCATTTACTTCTGCTTCAGTTGGTTTTGTAATTGAACTGTCATGTACTATTAAATTTTCATAAGACATTCTATGCTCTCCAGTCCAATCTTTTTTCCAACCATACCATTGACCACTATGCATGTCTGCTAAAGCAAAAGCTAACCAATCTTGTTTATCCATTTTATGTATCTCCTAATCTAATTACGTATATATATGATCTGTTTCTATCTGTATGTGCATAAATTCCTGGTGAACCAGAACTTGGATTTTGATAATCTACTTGTAATTTGAATTTAAAATTAGATGCGTCTGTAACATCAATAATTCCACAACCACTAGCATTACCTAATGACAAACCACCAGAAGCATAAATTTGAGTGTTAGTATTTGCAACTATGTGAGAAAAATTTGATCCACCATCAGTTGATAAATAAAGATAAATTCCAGCATAGTTTGTATTTTGAGTAGTTTTAAATTGAATATCATAGCAAGTTAAATATTTTCCAGTAGATGGAAAAGTAAAAACTCCAGAACTTTCAGTTAATCCTGTTCCTATTTTTTCAAAATTAGTATCACATCTTTCCCAGTTTGCAGTTATGTCCATGTTACCACTACTAATAGAAGTAGTTGTATTAATTCTCCATAGATCAGCTTCTGTAATTCCACTAGCTAAAGCAGAACCATTGTTCTGTAATGTTCCAACAATATTAGTAGTATCACCAGATGCACCGATAGTAATAGTATCAGCATTCTCGTTGATAATGTTATTGCCTGATGTATCTTGTATCGTGTCTACTTTTAAAATTGCTGTCATAATTTTCCTATGTAATTAATTTGTATCCTGCAAAATATGTATAACTTATATTATTATTTTGTGCTCCACCTTGATTTTGATACATATAAAGTTCAACTGTGTTTCCAGCAGATAAAGAAAAGTGTACTGATCTATTAACTGTAATTGCTTCTCCAGAACCACCAGATAAACCTCTCCCAAATGTGCTTGTTTGAGCAGCTCCATTTACATAAAGTCTTGCTATAACACTTTCATTATCGTCAATACTTGACATTACATTCCAATGAAAAATATATTTTCCACCTTTTCCAGATGGAACTGTAAAAGTTGATGATGCAAATGCGCTATCAGTATCATAATCTTCGGTATCAAATGTAACTTTTGTCCAAGCATCATTAGGTATTGATTGAACAGATGAATTTGTTACTCTAAAAGCTGGAGTGTTAGCACCACCAACACCTGTTTGTGTTGCATTAGACATATCAACAGTCTCCCCAGATTGACCAATAGTAATCGTCCCTGATCCAGAGCTCGTTGTTATTGTTCCTACTTTTAAAGTTCCGTCTGCCATAATTTTCCTTATTGAATTATTTTGTATGCTCCAAATTCTGATCTACCTTGGTGTGTTGTTCCACCTTGTATATCTAGATTACCACCACTAGTTTGTTGTGTGTATGCTTCAACATAATC